TTTTGATATTTGTTTTTTTCTTCTTCATAATTACCCTTGTTCTATTTTATGTTTTGTACTAAGTATATTATTTAATTTTTGTTGTATAGGTGTTATTTTAGAAACCAATGGAGCACCAGTTGTATCTGTTAATGGTAATGGTGAACCATAAAATAATGAAGCAGCCTCACTAAGAGCAGCTAGAGTATCTGTTAAAACCTCCAACAATGCATCACCCAATACCATTGACTCCATTGTAGATTTATTTGGATTACCAATATTCATATTATCTGATACAATATTTATTTTTGGTGAAGTTAATGATAAACTTTCACCAGTTCCAATATATGTGTCTTTTGTCGATGAAATAAAAATATCATCAAGTTTAGAATTTAAAGTTATTCTATCTGAATGAATTAACATCTGATTACCATCATATCCATAAATACCTTGTTGAGGGTCAGTACCATCATTTTCATCTGAATAAATATCTCCAATCTTAACGGTATTAGTTTCAACAATATCAGATGATAATTGAAATCCTATTCTTTCTTCACCATCAACCTCTTCTTCACCTTCATCATTTAAAATAATTTCACCATCAATATAACTTTCAAAGTGTTGTGCTAATGTTCCATTTGAAGTTATAGTTATTAAACTACCATCTCCTAAACTCTCAAACTTATTTGTAGCACCTCTCTCATTTGATATAAAAATATAAGGACTATTACTTCTACTACCAACACGAATACTATTTCCATGTCTACCTTCAATTAAATAATCACCTGTAACTTCATTAATAGATGTTCCATAATCTAAATCTTCATTTCTAATTTTTTGTAATCTACTATATAAAACCTCTTTATTAAAATTAAGACTCTCACCCCTTTGACCTCTTGGTGTATTACTGGTATTATCTGCATTGTCCATAGTTAATTCTTTTTTGTAATTTAAATCATCATTCCAAGTAGGACTATTATTAATAGTATTTACAGGTCCTAAATAATAGTTGATTTTACCAATGGTACATAATAAAACAGGGTCACCTTTTGTTGGTATATCTCCGTGATTTCTTAAAAGTGGAAAATATCTGTTGTCCTCACTATAAGCTTGTTGTCTTCTTTTTCCAGTAGTGGTTGGGACATGTGAGACAGCATAAATAGAATTTATAGTCTGCTCACCCTTATAACCATTCGACTCTTTTGAATGAACAACCTCCACGCAATATCCAGGTACAAATTGTAAATAAACAGGAACAGAATATTGTTTACCTGCGAACCCCCTTATTGTTTGACTTGGAAATGTTGTAAATGTTGAAGACATTAATTACCTCCCAAATCAATTGTTTTATTTTTTGTCGCCTCAAGTTTATCACTTTCTCTTTGTAAATCTTCTACTGTATCTTGAAGTGTTCCCATAAGTTCTTCTTTTTCCTCATCACTTAACAACATTGATTCATCATTATCACCTTGTGATTTAGATATAATTCTCTGTAATACACCAGCAAGTTTTACCAAGTGTTCATCATTACGAACAGCTGTATCCATATATTCTTTGATTATAGGTGCAACCAACACCACATCATCAATGGTTGTTATGAATCCGTGAATTTCTGATATTAACAAATCGATTTGAGTTTTACGCTTTGTAGTATTTTCGTAAATATCTTTTGTTAAATCTTGGAAAGTTTTTCCCTCAAATATTTCATTTTTCTCTGACATACAATCTCCTCAAGATGTATTTATTCATATATAAATATTAAATTTGTAAGAAATTGTATGAAATAAAAAACCCTCATTTAAGAGGGTTTAATATTTAAAAGAATGAACTTGATGAATTAAATAGAATTGAACCATTTGTATAATATTTATTCAATAGTTTTTTATAATGTTTTTTTAATACATTAACAACTGATGTTATGTGTGTAGTTTCTACATCAGTCATTTCTCTAATTAAAATATAGATAGCTTTTTTATTAAAGTTTTCTATATCTTCTCTTTGTTTAATTAAATCTATGATAGCATATCCAATTTTTAAATCCCTATCTTTTTTAAAAATAGTGTTTAAGTTTTGGTCAAAGTACTCAACAATTTCATCTGTTAATGTGATATAGTCTGATTCATTAAAACCACTTGATTTATTTTGTCTGTCTAATGCATCCATCTTATCGTGAGATTTTAATTTTTTATAATTATTATTATTGTGTAGAATTAAATAATTCTTAGCAACTACAGAAAAATAACTAAATGCTTTTGAACCTTTAGTGTGGTCATATTTGTGCATATTCATTACCATAAAAGCCACTACTTCGTGTTTAATGTCTTCGAACCCATAATCAAAATAAGTAAATTTAAATGTATTGATTATATTTTCAGCTAACTTATCAAATGCTGCATGTATTCTTGTTCCATAAATTTTATTTCTTTCTTCATCACTATTTGATGAATTATATTCAACAACAGCATCTTGAACTTCTTGTCCGAAATAAACTTTACGCTTTTTCTTTTTTACTATTTTTTTAATCTCTGCTTTTACATCATTAGTTTTCTTTTTTGGCATCTTCTATCTCCTCTTCAAATATTCCATCTAAGGATAATTGAATTTGTTTTAATTGTTCAAAGAAAAAACCAGTCTCATCATCTGATTCATAATGTCCTTTAGAATCTACAAGTTTCATTTTCTCCGTTGAGAATTTAATCACTTGTTGAATTTCTAAAATTAATTCTTCATATTGTGTTATTCTTCGTAATGAATAATATACCAATACTGATGTAAAGATACTTATTATGAAAAATAATATTGATAAAAATATCCACATAATAATCTCCTAAGCAAACAACTCATCAAACTTTTGTTTGAGATTATCTACTTGTTTCTGTTCATTTTTTGTTTTTGGAACTTTTGTATTTATTGGTTCTTCAGTTTCACTACCTCGTTTCCATTGGTCTGATTCAATGTAAGTTGACATCATATCAGCTTGGTGTAAGATATGAGGCATATTGGAACGAAGTCCAAAGTCAGGATTGTAAGACATCAAGTAAGATTTATTCGCTTCATCATACATACCATCTGTTAATTTAATTCCAATGTATTCTTTATCCGTAACCTTAACACCATAGTGTTGAAGTAACCACAATGCTCTATCAGGCACTTTCATATATTGTAGAGATGGATTATGTTTATAAATCTCATCACGATTTTTTCTGTGCCAATCTGAATCTTGTGGAATGTAGTAATCGTTTTCTAAATCACCAACCTTACCTAAGTCGTGATGTAAAGCTGCAAACACTAACTCCTCGTCTGTGAAGTTTATTTCAGCTCCATTCTTTTCCCACAATTGTTTTATCTCAAGTGAGTGACTTACAATATGAAGAACATGCTCAACATATCCACCCGGCATCGCGTTGTGAAAATGTCCTTTAGCACTAGCAGGTGCGAACATCATTCTATCTTGAAAGTCATCATACATCTTTAACAAATCATCTCTTCTATCATCACCTATATGTGCGTTGATGACATCTATCAATGTATTCCAATTTTGTTGTATTTGTTCTGCTGATAATTTTTTCATTTCTCTCCTATCCATTCATAACCATATTTGGTAAATTTAATTTCTTTATATTTTCTTAAAGCATTTCTATAAGGACTGAATTTAATTCTAACACCCCAACCAAGATAATCTAATATATTTTTCTTAGTTACAAAACCTTTGTCTTTAATAAAGTTTTTTATTTTTAAAACACTTTCTGTTTCACTAACTGATTCTAAATCAAATACTTCTTTCCAACCACCAAACCAATTAGATATTCTTTCTTCCCAAATCATATTGTCTGCTAAATCACTTGTATCATATGTGATTGGATTATCCAACATCTCATTAAACTTTTTAATGAAATCATTTCTATCATCATATAAATAAGGATATGGATTTTTAGCAACACTTGTCATTTCAGGATAACAAAGTTTGTTTGGTAATAAATAAGGAACACCAACTGAGAATCCATCAGTAGTTGAAATACTCCAAGCTGAATATGTTTGAAATGTTCCCACACCAAATTTCATAGTGGATAAGAAATCCATATACTCGTCACGACTTTC